TTCGGTAAAAGAAATTTTTCCAACCGAATAAACTTTTCTATTGTTTGGATTTAACCCAGCAAACTCAGGCACAATATACGCTTTTGATACCAAAGTAATACTTGCTCTTACAATTCTATCATCCCCTGCATCGGTTATTGTTTCAAAGTTGTATCCATCTCCCTTTATTTGGAATTTGAATCTATCACCAAATGACCTACCTTGAAAGAAAATAATTTGTTCAACTACTTTGTTTAATTGTTGCATGTAATCACACCATATGTTCATTTCATATTGAACATCTAAGTAATCAGGTCTTTCAACTGCAATATATTCTTTTACTGGTTTTTGGTCGGTTAGTATAGAAAATTGGTCATATCTATTTGCTTTTGTATATTTCCGTTCAAAGGATTGATGCGCATCTTCGGAATTTAAAAGCTTTAACTTTGCAGCCTGTTGGTTAGTTGATAGGGAGGTTCTTTTAAATACAATTACAGGTGTTTGTATTTTACCATTCGCATCCCGCATAAACCCATCTCTTTGAGCCGATACCCATTTTTCGGGATTTGCATAGATTACTGGTATAGGTATAATCTGCCCATCATCTTCTACAAAGGGTTTTACATCTTTTACTAAAAAATCTCTGAAAGCTAAGTCTATATCGTAGATACCAATAGATGTATTTTGTATGTTATCCCTATCCCGCCTAACCTGATTTGCTTTGTTTAATTTTGGATTTTCTGATGTGGATGACATCGTTTGTTTTAAATCCGGCTTTTGTGAATTTATATCTCTATATATATTACCCATCTTATAATCCTATTGGTAAATAATTATCATTTATTGTTGAATTTCCAAACCTTACATTAATTAACTTAATGGATGTTTGACGGGTAACATGCGCAAGGCATGTTACAGAAAGTGATGTTCCGTGTCCATCACCACCATCCCAAGTTTCAGGATTCTTACCTACAAATAATTTGTTTTCAGTTACATTATCAATCATATAATATTCATTATCCCATTCAATAATATCACCAACATCTGGCTTAACATCTTTATCATCTTTTAATGTATCCCTTAAAAAGTTGAATGTAGCTGTATGTCCATATGATTGTCCAAAATCATCTGAAACTGTTTCACTATCTTGTCTATCAATTAAGCATGGGATTTTAACAGGATTATAAAAAACTTTATCTTTTGATTCCCCATAAAGATTTACGAATGATTCATCCAATACAGGTTTATAATAATAAACCTCCGTATCAATTATTTCATTGATAAGTTCTTTGTTTAACCTTCTGATTAAACTAACATCTCTTGCCGAACCAAATAATGCCATCGGATTATCCCACGTAAATTGGCATTGGAACACGATTAAGTGTTGATTCTAAAAATTCAGTTTCATCCTTTTTGGCTTCTAAAAGCGACCTTCTGCTTGTTGCTTCTAATATCTCTTTTAATTGCGTTATCAACTGCTCTTTTTCAGTTGCGGCTTGGGTTTTTAAATCAGAACCATCCAATGTAACTTCTGCTCCAGGGATTGGAATTGAACCAAACTTAGAACGAACTGTTCCTAACACTTCTTTTACTAATACTAATGTATATTTAAATATCCATTGTCTACCATGCGCATTTATATCACAATAATCCAATCTACCAAATGGAGCATTTGAAAAATCAGATACAACATTTGCTTTTGCTACTGGATTGTTTCTTTCTGAATCCAATGTGTATTCAAAATAAACTTTTAAACCATCATCAGTATCTTTTGGGTATGGAAATATACGAACTCTCTTACCATATAGTTTAAATCCAAATTGAGATTTTCTAATCATATCGTTGAATTCAATCGCTTGTAAACGAAGAAGGTCATCATACATAGGTTGCATCATAAAAGATACGCCCGGTGAATAATTACCCCACCCAAAAGTTTCCATCATTTGTTGTGAACCCAACCCAGTTCCAACGAATGGGTCAAAGTAACGAATAATTGCAGGTGGTGCTTCATGATGCATCTTACGAATTGTTATGGAATCGGATGTTAAATTACCTGCTTCCAAACTTGCAACCGAACTATCACCTAAATCATAAACTTGCTTTCCGCTCTCCATTGTAAACGAACCTGTATATTGGGTTAATCTACCACCACTCCCCGCTTCAGTCCCATAATCCGATGCAATGTTTATTACCCCACCAAAGTTATTGTTCAACAATTTTTTGGTAAAGTTTCCCGTTAGTGATGAACCTTGAATACTTAATAAGTTTTCTTTGGTTCGGTATTGGTTTAATTGAGATGAAAATTCATCTACTGCTTCTTCAAAGCATGCGTAAAAATCTATATCTTGCAGTTCTATATCTACAATAGGATAACCAAGTCTAAGAGCACACCACTTTGTTACTGAGTCTGCATCAACTTGGAAATCATAATCATTATCAAACCATCCAAATGGTGTTTTGCCGGGAAAGAATGATGATGAGCCGGGATATATTGAGATATTAACTGCCATTTTTGTTATTCTCCAGCAGTAGTTTCTTCACCACCATTGGTTTCTTCACTACTTTCTTCAGTAATTGGTTCTTCGGTAGACTCTTCAATTACCTCTTCAATGACTGGTTCTTCTACCACAGGCTTTACATAGTGTTCAAATGTTGCTGCGGCGTTTACATCGTTTGCGGATTGTAAATTTGCTATAACATAACTTTCTAATGCATCAATAAGTTTTGAATAACCATCCGTAATTTCGGAGTTATACACTAATACATTTTTATCAATTGAGTGATATGCTACCGTTCCACCTCCGCTAATATGAACATCCATTTGCAATTCCCCTGCATATTGTAAATGTGGAACAAGTGTTAGTAGTGGTGATTCATGAATAAGACCTGTTGTTGGGTTTTTGAAATACCCTGTTACTTTTATTGCCATAATAGTTTTCTCCGTTTTATAATAAATAGTTTTATTTTTGTTTATAGGGTTTTAATTTAGATTACTTTTGTATGTGGTCTTAAACTCCAATATTCTTCTCCACCATAATAGGTGCATATTTCTTCACCTTCTTCTATATCTCTAATAGATACAAAATTAAATGCTTTCCATTCGGGGTGGTCTACCCAATCTGCATTTGGTGTATTTGAATGATTATAAATACATCCTAATCCTAATGGGATAACAAACTCTAAGCCTACATTTTTCGGATACCCAAATCTATAATCTTCTAATGTATTAGAATCAGAAGAAACATTTAGTGTTATTAAATGACAAGTTTCTATTATTTCCCCTTTTAATATTTTTTCAGTAGCAAACACACCCAAGCCTTTACCAATAGATTCATATACTCTAACTTTAGTAGGAGGTAAGAAATTAGCAAATGGTAATTTTTTATTAATATTAGAAGGTGTTGTTGAATTTACTTTTAATACTACATCTTCTTTTTTTAATAATTTACCATCAGATGCTATTTTTTGAAATTCTTCCATATTTAATTTGATAATGGGTTTACCACTATCTTTGATTTGTTGTAGGAGTTGGGGTGTGGGTTTGAGGAACATATTATACTTCTGGTGTATAACAAGGAATTAAGACAATAACTTCATTTAATTTTATTTCCATCCAATAATCAGGTTCTGCTAAATAATAACCATTTGCAACTATCCCATAACCGGTTTTAGCCGTACCTCCATTTAATGGTGGATTATTACTAACTTGCGGGGCATCAATTCGAATATAATTACCCTCTTCAGGTAATGAATATAAATGTATAAAATCAGATGGTGCGATTTGAATTCCAACATTGGGGTAAAACCCCAATCTTTGTAAAATAATTACATCTGAATTGGCTCTTCTTATTACAAAATCATGATTGCTGTAAGTTCCTACCATGCCGGTTTCAGTTCCATCAGCACCCATAAAAGTAACAATACTGCTAGTAGTTTGAGTTGCGGTAATGTATGCTCCTGTTCTATCAACTGCGTGTATTTGTCCAAGTCCTGATGCAAATCCTACGCTTCCTGTTCCAAATCTTGCTGAACCACTTACATCAAGTCGGAATGCCGGTGTGGTCATTCCAATACCCACATTACCGCTACTACTAATAGTCATTCTCACCGAACCACTTGTTTCAAATTGTAGGTTTTGGTTATCATTAGTACCTAAAAGGGCAGTTGCTCCAAATGAATTACCATTTTGTATAAATGCGTTAGTAGTAGTGGAGGTTATAAAAGATGCTGTCCGAGCGGTTATTGCTTGACTTGATGTTATATTGTAAGTTCCGATAGGTAGAAAAGATGCTGTCTGAGCATTAACTGCCACACTTGCCGTTCCTAAAAGAGAGCCTGTGAATGATGTTGCAGTTATACCACCTACTACTTGAAGGGTGTTTGTGGGTGTTGTAGTTCCTACACCAACTCTACCACTACCACTTACATAAAGGTGTGATGTGTTAAATGCTGATGTACCATCATCTAATATTGTAAGTCTTGCAGTTGCATTACTGTTTTCTACCCTAAGTGCGGTTGTTGCGGAGGTTGCTCCCGAACCTTTTACATGAAGTCTTGCAGATGGGGATGTTGTTCCAATACCTGTAGTTCCCCCGTTAAGTACTGTAAATGTTCCTGTTCCTCCATCATTTTGAATGGTGAGTGCTCCAACGGTATCAAGACCAGAACCTCTAATTGTAGTTTGACCTGCGTTTAAAGCGGTCCCTGTCCCAAATCCAATGGTTGCAGTAGAACTTGTTATTGCACCCTCATTGGATACTGTGAATGTTCCTGTTCCGGATTGATTTTGAACGATGAGTACTCCAGCAGTATTAATAGAAGAACCTCTAATTATTGTTTGACCTACGTTTAAAGCGGATGATCCCGCAAATCCAATATTTGCAGTAGAACTTGTTATTGATGTTGCGGTTATACCACCTACTACTTGAAGGGTGTTTGATGGAGATGTTGTACCTATACCTACATTACCACTACCACTTACGAATAAAGCGTTTGTAGCGGAGGGTGAAGATACTCGTAATAATGAGTCTGCAGATGCGCCTGATATATGAAGATTTGCTGATGGGGATGTTGTACCTATACCAACTCTACCACTACTACTTACATAAAGATGTGATGTGTTAAATGCCGATGTACCATTATCTAATATTGTTAATCTTGCATTTCCCCCACTATCTTCTATTCGC